TATTTATTTTTATGCTCCGTAGTATACAATATCAGAAGCAATTCCGTACTGCACTCCTGCTGTATATCTCATCACAAATCTAACATTTTTAGACCCGTCGATATCTGCCATATCTATAATCTTAACTTCATTTTGATCCGAAAGTAATCCCGTTCCAAAGAATAAGTTTGATTTTTGAGCAGCGACCATTCTGTCATCTGCAAGTCCGTGAGCAGTAACAAGTTTTACTCCGTCAAAAGACAAAGAGCCACCATTTTGATACCACATTGTTCCTTGAGTATTTACACCCGAGTTATTCTCTCCGTTTAAGAATGATCCAAATCCACCTAAAGCTCTTACATAAGCTCTTGCTACATTTTGAGAAATATAAATTTGCATATCCTCTTTTCCATATAGTGCGCTTGGTATTGCATCTACAACTTTCCCAAGTTCTGCGATAACATTTGAAGCAGTTACTGCTGTTGGTACTATTGTAGTTCCTCCGTCTGTTCCAAATTGTGCTTCTGCAAATAATGTAGTTAATCCTTTGAAATCGTTAGACCCAATTCCACCTGCACCTCTCCATAAAGCAACCTCTACTGCTTGTGCAACGTCAGCCGAAACTCGTGCAATAAAGAAATCACTAAATTTTGGTGGCATATTGTCGTGAGCACTAAAGCCCATACTTTCTGCTTCCCAATCTGATTGGAATGGTGTTTTACATAATTCAAGATTTACTTGAAGTTCTTTTGGGTCTAAAATTCTTTCAGTCAAATCAACTGATCCCGTGTCTTGGAAACCACAAGTAGCATCTGCAATTGCAGAAGTATAATCTACTACTTTAATAACCTCTTTGTCTTTTACGTTAGGTTTAATTGTGATCAAGTTTTGGTTTAAAGTGCTTCCCGAAAGAAGTGCCGCGCCAATATACTCTCCTGCAAACTCTCCTGCGTAAGTAGTCGTGATATTTAATCCTGTTGCCATAATCTAATTTTTACTTTTTGTTAATTTATTTATTTAATTTTTCTAATATAATATCGAACGTTGATTTTTGTTTATTACGTCCAAATTTAAAATCTCTTTTCTTTGTTGTTGATGCTTCGGGGTTGTGTTTAAGTGGTGCAGATGCAGGCTTGCTCAGTTCGGCTTTTAGCTCTGCTTCTTCCTCTTTAACTTCTTCCTCTACTTCTTCAACTTCTTCTTTTTCAACTTCTTCTTCGGGTTTAAGGTCATCAATCATTTTCTTAATTTCCTCTAATGCAAGTTCAAATTCTTCTCTACTTACATATCCTAAATCTTCTGTTTCTTCTTCTGCTATTTCTTCTTCTACAATTTCTTCCTCTACTTCTTCCTCGCCAAGTTTAGCAATAATGCCTTCTTTAACTACGGATAAAGTTAAACCACTTTCCATTTTGTAATTTCCAACGGGTAAAGCTACCTTTTCGTCCTCTGTTACAATAAAAATTGGTTGGTCAGCTTCAAACTTATCGGCTTCTAATATAGTACCATTTTCTAATTTCATTTGTTCTAATTTAGTTTCTAAACCTAATAAAGTTCTAATTTGTGTTAATTTATCAGTTGCACTCATAATTTAATTTTAGTATTTAACGTTAATTTTTATTTGTTTTGCGTTTAAGCGATTTTTATAACTTAGTGATCGTTATACTTGCCGATGTTGATTGATTGCTAAGACCCGTAATTGGATTACCGACCGAAATATTATACAAACCACCTTGTGTCGCACCTGCACCGCTTGATTTGGCGCTATCCCTTGTCATTAATAGTTGATAATTTTCAGTAGTTGGATCACCGAAATCATTTAATCGTATTCTATGTACATAACTAAATTCTAACGTATCCATAGATTGAAAATTTGGTAAATTAATCACATAAGCATTACCAATAGCTCTATCAAATTGTCCTAAATCATTAGGACCAACCCTTTGTACTATTCCAACGACCGTGTTCCCTCCTGCCCCTCCTGTACCTTGTCTTGATAATTGTAATTTTACATCAATACGATAATATCCTTCTTTTGTAAGTTCTACATTTCCGTTTGGTTTTAAAACAGCGCCAATTTCTTCGTCGCCAACATCAGTGTTATTGCCAAAAACAATTTGTTGCCATTCATCATCAGCAACGATAAATTCTTGATCATTATAATTAGGTTGTCTAATTATATTAGGTCTTGGTATATCATTTACTAATATTTTACTTGTAATCCCATTTTGAACAATAGGAATTACGTCTGTATTTGTTCTTGATTTAACTATTGGTAATTTTGATATTGGTAAACTCATAATAATATTTTATTTAAATCTTCTGTTTGTAAGGCTTGACCATTTTCTTGTAATAAAAAAGGCAATTCACTAATATTTCCTATTCCTTGCGCTTGTAACGATCCGTCGCAACAATCAACGTGGTAAGTATTATCTGCACATAAACAACCTCGTCTTGAATTTTTTGGACTTGAGTTACTTGGTGTTTTAAAATTTCTATAAGGCATAGTTATTGTTTTACATCATTTAGAATGTCAATTATTTCGGATAATACGTCAGCATCTTTGTTATTTTTTGTCTTTTTAGGGTTTACCTTGTCGGCAAAGTAGCCTTCTATTGAAAAACCTTTGACTTTTCCCGTCTTAACATAATCATTCCATATTTTATCGTTGTCTACTTTGATGCTTCCAACCCAAGTTCCTAATGGTAAGTCCATTCCAAACATATTAGATTTGTCATTTCCTTTGTCCTCAACAATCCAACTTTCAACCAATGTTAATCCATTCACACTCATCTCGTGTTCCAATGTCGCATTTTGTTGCATTCCTTGCTTTAGATACAATTGAGAAGCCTTTCTAACGGTTTCCCTACTGAAATAAATGTAGTATTCTTGATCACCATTTTTTCTATAAATAGGTTTATTAGGTATCAATATGGGTCCAATCAATATTTTTTTGTCTGTATCTTGTTTTTCAAATTTAAATGATTGAGATTTAAGGGCAACAAAATCTTCTTCAATTGCAGGGTATTCCACCACACTAATTGCTTCAACAAAATTGTCTTGGTTTTCGTCTAATATCAATTCTATAATTTCCATATCTTTATAACGTATTTTTTTTATAAACTTGCGTTTTCTACTATGTTTCTATCCATTGATTGTGCAGTACTAACGTCATTCGACACTACATATGCTTGGACGGGTTGCTGTGATTGACCACCAATAGCATCAGCCAATTGGTCTGTTCCACTTGCACCAACTATATTAAATGCAGGAGGGGTACTTACATTTGCAGAGCCACCCCCACCACCACCAACACTTGGCGCTTTCCCACCACTTGCTGATTTTTTATTTCCTTTTAAGTCACTAATTGCTTTTACAGCACCTGCCACCGATCCTGCAATAGATAAACCTGCTGTTACGTTGTTGATCGCTACAAATGGCATTCCTGCTGTCAATGGTGTTGCGGCGACTGCTTTGGCATTTGCAACTGCTGTATTTGATATAATTTTGGATATAGCACTAACTTGTTCAGTAACTATTCCTGCAATTGCCAATGCTTTACTTTCTTTGCCAAATGCACTAAATATTTTTTGCATATTACCAATAGCACTACCAACTTGACCAATTTGTGCTTGTCTGTTTTCTTCCTCTGCTTGAATACTTGCAATCTGATCATCAAGTTTCTTTTTGTCTAATTTTGCTTGTTCCTCTACCGATTTTGCTTTTATAGCATCATCTTCGTCTGCAAATTGTTGGCGCATTTCTAATAACCTTTCGTTTCTTGATAATTCAAGTTCGTCGGTGTTTAGGTTGTTGGCTTCTGCTTGTTCAATTAATGCGTCGTATTTTTCTTGTTCTTTTTGTAATTGCAGTTCTCTTTTTTCATCTATTGTATTTGCTTCTGCTTCTGCAATTTGTTTCTGTAAATTAATTTTTTCTTGTGCAAGTCTATTTTCCTCTGCTATTGCTTCTCTACTTAATGCTGTTTGTCTTGCAGTCAATGCCCTCTTTTTAGAAAACCTTTGTGTTTCTAATCCTATAAGTTCTGCTTCAAGTTGTGCAAGTGCAAGTTTGTCCTCTGTCGTTGATTTTCCTAACGCATTTTCTTCTTTTTTCGCATCACGCAATAATTTAACTTTTGCAATCTCTTTAGCAGTTATTTCGTCATCAAGTTTCGCTGCTTTTTTTATAAATTCAATTCTTTCCTCTGCACTAAACTTTTCCCGATCCTCTGCTTGTTCTCTTAATTTTGCTATTTCTCGATTTGCTTTTGCCCGATCAACAAGTAATTTTCTTTGTATTATTTCTGCCTTTGCTCGTCTGTCTGCTATATCCCCTGCTTGTTTGGC